AGCTGAAGAAGCACGCGCAACAGCGGAAGAAGAAAGAGTTACTGCTGAAGACTCTCGTGTAAGTGTTGAAGAAGCACGTGTAACATCAGAAGGATTACGTGTTACAGCAGAAGAAGGACGTGTAACAGCAGAAGGTTTGCGTGTAACCGCAGAGGGGTTACGTGTAACAGCTGAAGAATCACGTGTAACTGCTGAAGAATCACGTGTAACTGCTGAATCCGCAAGAGAAACTGCGATTGGCAATCTTGTCGCTCTTGGTGAATATGCAGCAGAAACCACATATGAAATAAATAATACAATTCTATATTTAGGGTCTTCATATAGGTGCATCCTCCAATCAACTGGGAATTTGCCAACAGATGAAACTTACTGGGTACTTGAAGCTCAAAAAGGTGTTGACGGCGAGGGTGCTGGTGATATGCTTGCTGAAACGTATGACCCTAATGCTGTTGGCGGTGATGCGTTTGCAATGGATAATATGGTTGAAAGTGCTACAGCAAAAGTATTTACAGCAACAGAAAGGTCGGCTATTGTAACTAATAGCAATAAAATATCATACCCGACAACAGACTCAAATAAACTTGCAACAATTGAAGAAAGTGCCGATGTGACTGACGCTGTTAATGTGGCAAGTGCTATACATGGAGTTGCTACTGCTACACCAGAAAACGCAGACGAAGTGGCTCTAATAGACACAGGGTCAAGCAATGCTTTGAAGAAGGTGACATGGACAAACATCAAGGCTTTCTTAAAGACTTATTTTGATGGGTTGTACAATAATTATACGCATCCTGCAAGCCATGAACCTTCCATCATCACACAAGATGTAAACAACCGTTTTGTAAGTGACACTGAAAAAAGCACATGGAATGGGAAAATATCAGGAAGTGGAGTAACTTATGAAAACCTCAACACCAATGGTGATGTGGGAACTGGAAGCACGCAAGTGGCAAAAGGCGACCATACGCATGACAGCAGATATTACACGGAAACAGAAATGGATACGAAATTAGGCGACAAAGCAGACAAAGACCTCACAATCAATGCCAAAACAGCGGCTTATTCTTTAGTGGCTGGAGATGCAGGAGAGGTGCTTGATTTCACATCAAGTACGGGATATACACTTACAATTCCCAAGAACACCACAACTTCTCTTGATGTGGGATTCACCGTCACAATAATCAAGTCTGGAACAGGGGATGTGACTATTGACCCTGCAACTGATGTAACGCTTAATGGCGGCACGGATAGTCTTACACTTTCAGACCAATATGGAGCGGTGACTCTCATCAAGAAAGCTACTGATACGTGGTACGCAGTGGGGGCGATTTAATATGATAAATAGATTGTTGGGGGTATTGAGTCAAGGTGGGGAAGAAAGACTTTTTTATTCAGACGCGGATTACGGGGACATCATAGAATTTAATATGGATACCTTTGTAACTATAGACAATTATTCTGGTCCAGGTTCAAGCCCTTGGAGCACAGGTATAGGTGGCATTAAAAATAGAATTTATTATTGTGACACTAATAAAGATGAAAACCACGAACTTAATACATCGTCTTTGGCGTCTATAACTACTGTAGATTCTCCAGATTCTTACCCAAGAGGCATTGGCGGCACAACAAATAAACTATTCCATACAACCGCTGGTGGCCAGGGGGGGTACGAATTGAATATAGATACCTTGGCAGTCATAGCCACAAATGATGCCCCAGGTTCAAATCGGTCTGGTGCAGGAGGGTTGGAAGATACTTTGTATATTTGTGATTTAGGTGAATATGCTTACCAAGTATCCACAAGTAATTTTGCTACTATAAATAGTTCGAGCGTAAGTTCTGTTACGGGTGGTGGCGACCCTAAAGGCATCGGAGGTAGCAATGAAAGGCTGTATATGAATACGGCAAGCGACCTGTTCGAGATTAACCCAACTACTCTTGGGTTAATTGACTCAGGAACAGCTAATGCCAGGGCATTGGAGGAATAAAATCATAAGGAGGAATAAAAAAAAATGGCTAAAAAGATATTGAAATTCAACGGACAATTAATAGATGTTATGGGTGAAAAAGATGCAAGATGCAGTTGGGGAAAAGAGTTGGGATTAGGAGTTAAACATATCCCGCAAATGTCAAAAAGGGACGGTGACACTGATGAGGAATTTACACTCATGGAAGTAGTAGACGAATCAAAATGTCAAAAGTATCTCAATCATCCCGATGTGGAGGTGTTGACAGTAGCGGAAGCAAATGCTGTTATAGCTGAGAAATTCAAGCCGAAGTATAGCATATACAATGACACGATTGCGGGAATTAATTTGACGGAAAAAATGAACCAACAAAAAGAAAAAAAAGCCAATGGTGAAGTGGTTGAGAATAAAATAAACTTCGATGAGATGCTTCCAGAATGGACACCTGCACAGGAAGCGGAGTACCTTTACAATAAGGGAATCAGCGGAATCAGAAGAATAGAACCGCCTAAAGGATTTGAGGAATAAGGAGGGTTACATGATTAAACTTGATGATTTTGTGATAAACGAAATAGTGCCTAATTTAGCAGAAGATTCTCTCGGTTTCCTCGAACTGGGCGGAAGAAAAGCCTTCCATTCTCAAGGCTTCTATGGACAGGGTATGGTGTGTGCCGTGGTTGATACGGGAGTCAATCCCGACCACCCAGAACTGAAAGGCAGGGTTTTGAAAGGCAAAAGTTTTTGTTCCTACACCACATCGACAAATGACGACCATGGACACGGAACACATGTCGCAGGGTCTATAGCAGGACTTAATGTAGGTCACGCACCACAAGGAGAAATACTTCCTGTTAAAGTCCTTTCCGGCGGAGGTTTTGGGAATGAGGAAGACATCATAAAAGCACTCGAATGGCTCGATACATGGAGACATCCAATTACAGGAGAAAGGGTTGATATGGTAAATATGAGTCTTTCCAACACCGAAAGTGGCTGGAGCGAATTCATGCAAAGATTCCAAGATGCCGTTGATACCCTTGTGGAACATGGGACGATAGTGTTCTGTTCGGCGGGCAATACAGGCAAGGAACAGGTAAGGTATCCAGCAGGATTTGATTCTGTTGTAACAGTAGGGGCTGTTGACTTCAACAAAGATATTGCAATGTTTTCAACCCAAGGAAATCATGTCGATATATGCCAAGTCGGTGTAAATGTAATATCCGCATGGTTCAAGGGTGGATACGCTGTAATGTCTGGCACATCAATGTCCACACCGAATGGTGTAGGAGTTGGGATGCTTATCGGTTGTAAGTACAAAGCCTTGTTCGATGTGCCAATGCCTGAGCCAGTCTTTTACGAAGTGGTCAAATTCAATACGAAAGACCTTGGAATAGAAGGGGTGGACAAAGTATACGGCGCAGGATTCTTTACCCTTCAACCATTGGAACTCAGCATATGGCTTATCAACGGAAGTAAGACCATGGTGGTTAATGGTGAGAACAAAGAAATGGATGTCCCTGCTGAGATTGAGGATGGTAGATTTGATATACCCTTCCGCTACATCGGTCGGGAAATTTGAGGTATTAACAAATTTGTAATAATACGCTAAATATAGGATAATTAAATGAGGGGGCAAAAGCCCCCTTTGTACCTATTTAAGAGAGGTGATGAGAAATGGCTGCAAGTTATTGGGGAGACCAGGAAAAGAAATATGCTAACGATTCTGCTGCATATTCAGCTGAACAGAAGAGGGTTAATGACGTTATAGCTGCAAGAGAAAAAGCTGGTCTTGATACAAGTGACCAAAGGGCTTATCAAACTAATTTGAACAAGCTTGGAAGTGGTATAAGTGGGCAAAGTATAGAAGACAGTAGTACTTATAGTCCACATGCTGAACGTACAATAATAGATAAAAAGACTGGCAAGATTAGTGAGAATGTTATTAATAAAGATAAAGGTACAAGTAGAACACGCACATTATATGACCCTACAATTCCTGTAGAGGAACCACTTGTAAATCAGAATCAATCGGCATTTAATCAGCAAGAGTACTTCAATCAGCTTTATAACATGAAGAAGGCGGGACTGGATACTTCGCATACTAGTGCACTTGCAAATCTGGTAGAAGCACTAAATAGTGGTTTGTTTGATTTAGCAAAAGAAAGCACTGATGCTTCGCGTGATTACGTTGACCAACAAAAAGGAATCAATCAAAACGTTTACCAAAATCAGCAACAAGCCAAAGTTCTAGGCAATCAACGTGGCATACTCAATTCCGCCCAGCAAGCAGGAATGGAGAATATGAACAGGCGTGCCGGTATGGAAATGAATAACGAGAACATGACTAAACGTGACCAGCGTATAGCAGACATAAAAGCGCGAATCAGCAAACTTAAACAAAGCAATACTAATGCTATCAATACTGAGAATGCAACGTATGGAAGCAAGCTTAACGAAGCTCAGTATCAATCTTTCCTTGACGCTGACCAACGTGGGTTGCAGGAGCGTACTTATCAAGATAGTAGAAGCGACAGATATGAGAACAGGGATTGGATGCTTGACGATGCGACTACCGCTTATAATAGAGACATTGGTAAAATGACTAAGCAACAAGAGTTTAATGTTGCAAATATGGTTCGACAATTTGGCTATGATATGGATAAAATGTCACAACAACAAGCAAATACTATAATGAATATGGCAAGGAATTATAATTATGATATGGCGAAAATGAGACAAGATGTTAAGAATTACGCAAAAAAAGCTGGTATTGATATGGATAACAAACAAGAACTGTATGAATGGGAATCTGACAAAGATAAACAAGCTGCAATATTTGGTTCTTATTTAGAAGCAATGCAAAACAGTGAGAATTTTAATCCTGATGTAATGGGAACTGCTGGATTATTTAGTGGATACAAGCCAAATCAAGAACAATTTAAATTTACTACTGACACATATAGGCAAATGGGATACACGCAAGAGCAAATCCAAGACATGATGGGAATTACAGCTGAACAATATGATATGTATCGTCAAATTGCTGAAAAATCAAGTATACCATACGGAGATGCTGGTTCAGAAGCAATGATGAATTCTGGAACTATTCCGTTACCAACTTATACTAAATGGCACATTCCGCAAGCTGAAAATCCATATAAAAGTATTGGTGCACCAATAAGTTTAGGTTACCCTGATGTATCTGGTTTATTTGAGCAATATAATGATTAATGGAATGAGGTGATATTATGTACGATTGGGATACATTATATAAAGGATTAAGTGCTGGAAGTAAAGCATATAATTCACTTCCTGAATCACCCGAAGAAGAAGAAGCCTTGAAAAATGCACCACGTAGTGTATTTGACAGGTTTATTGACGTTATGCAAGTTGGGCAGTACCCAATCCAAGGTGCTATACGTGGAATGATTGATAAGGATGTCGGAGTCATTGAAGGTATTGCAAAAGGACTGCGAGCTGCTAATCCATTTGGTAAGGATTATAAAGAGGGTGAGTACACATTTTCTGATAACCTCTCTGAAGCTGGTTGGAATCCTCAAAGTAAACTTGGCAAAACCGCTAAGTGGGGAATTGGGCTTGCAGGGGATATAATGCTTGACCCATTGACTTATGTAAGCGGTGGGGCTTCTGCTGTAGCTAAAGGAAGTGGTAAAACACTTACTAAAGGTGCTGCAAAAGCTATGACACGCGAAACAGCTGAAGGTATCGTAAAGAAGACTTATGATGATATATTTGAAGCTACTGGTAAGAAGATGTCCAAAGAGACATTCGAGCATGACGTTAAAAAAGTCATGCAGACATATGACAAAGGGAATAACGTTGTCGAACAAGGCAAGAATGTTCAGTTCAGTTTGGGCAACGCTCCGTTTGGCAAGAAAATATTCGGTAAGAATGCTGACAAGACCATTGACCTGTTTGACGACAAAGTATTGAGGGATTTGGGTGATAAGACTAAGATTGCCCCTGCACTCAATTCTGCACGTGAAGCGTTTTACGGTGGAAAGATGGGAACTAAGTTCAGCACTAAAACTCCCCTCTATCGATTGGCTCAATCAGACCCAGAGAAGATGTTTAAGTTCATGAAAACCGTTGACACCATCAAAGGTATGGACATGGAGAAGATACAGCTTCAAGAATTGGTTCGCAAGCGCAGTGAGCAGTTCGGGTTGAAACTTACTCCTGATGAGCAAACAGAAGTACTTGAATTGCTTGAGGACAAAACTGTATGGGCGCCAATCAAGAAGGAGATGCTTAAGTTTGACAGTGAAGTATTTCAAAAGGCTAAATCTAAGCTTCAAACAAAAGTGCAGAAGTTTGATAAGAATATTGAAAGTCTTGAAAAAACACTTGATGACTTGGAAAAACAAATTTCTCAATTCGACAAAATAGATGAAGTTGTTGAAACTGGTAGTAAAATAGAACCAAAAACAATTCAAACTCCTGCACAGAAAGAAAGTAAAGTCATTGATGATATTGTTAAATTTGAAAATGCATACCAGAAAGAAATGGCTGGTTTACAAAAGATGAAGATAGAATTGGAACATCTAGAAGTGAGTACAAAAACTAATGCAAAGATTCAAGAACTTGAAGAACGCATAGCTAAAGGTAGAAAGATGTACAAGGAGAAATATAAAGTCGCTCTTAAGCAAGCACAAGAAAAAGAATATCATGATTTACTTTCTCATGCTAATAAGCGTCTTTTGAATGAAGAAATTGCATTGCGTAATAAATACCCTGCAAAAGATTTGAAAAAATTGACTGAACGTAGAGATGAGTTAGTTGCACAGAGCAGGAAAAATAAAGAAGTTGCAACCGCTAAGCTCCATGACGAGTTGGAAAAGAGCCTTTCTGATTTGCAGACTAATTATAGTAATGGTAAACTTGTCGATAAACATGAGTTTACTGCGGCAAAAGCATCAAAAAAAGAAGCTGAAAAAAGACTTGCTATGTATGAAGAACGTTTGCAAAGCATGGAGAACATATGGACACAACTACAGAATACTAAAAAATTGCACGGACTCACATCAAAAGAATATTTTGCTATAAGAGATAAAATTGTAAAAAAAGGTTTCGACATGTCTACTTTCAGCAAAGACATTGAAGAAACCCGCAAAATGATTAAGAATGTTAAAGGGTCAGTTAAACAATACAACAAGTATTTCAAAAAGAATGCAAAAGCTACATTTGGTAGTTATATTGATGATATGGCTGAACTCAATCAAAAATATTATCAATTACACGATGACATTGAAAAAAACGGTAAATTGTTTCTTAGTGAAGAGGAGCTTTTGGAACATAAAGAAGCTAATAAAAAACTCAATGAAGTTATTGAAAAAATGAAGGAGTTTAAACAAAGAAGAACAAACACAATGTATGCACTTAAAAACGATGCGGACAAGAAAAAATACGTTTACAATATGATTAAGAAAGAGATAAACATTCATAAGAATAAAGTAAAATTCAGTATGCCAAAGAAAGAGTTTGATGATTTGGTTAATAAGGAAGTTGACAGAATCATAAAGGGTACACGAAAACACGCCATTGATTCTACTTATTCTGTTGAAAAAGATAAACTTGAAGCACTTATACAGAAACATAATGATTTAATACAATATGGACAAACATTATTTCCTGAATTCGAGAAAACAAGCAAGGCTCTTGGAACTAAGGAATTGATAACTTTAAACAAAAAACGTGGTATGCTGTCAAGTCTTAAAAAAACCATCAACAAGGGAACTAAAGAACTTGACGCATCGAAGGAATTGATAAGCCGTGCAAAAATCAACGTTTACAGTAAACACATGAAATACGAAGATGCCGTAAAGTACCACCAGCTTCAAAGCATAGAAGACAGTATTGCAGCCAAGGGGGAGAATATTTCAATACCTGAGCTGTGGGCTAAACGTAACAAGGCTGTCGGATTGAATGAAGTGATTGAGAAACAGAATTCTCAAGATTTGCTTAGTGATATAGAGAATCTTAAAAAAGGAAATACTCCTCTTAGCAATAAAGAGATAGATAAGATATTAGACCGCGAGAAAGGTGCTAAACGCATTGAAATGGATTCACGTCATGCATATAAAGATAATTATAACGGGTTTGGTAGCAAGGGAGACAGCAGTAGTCTCTTATTTCACGAGGTTGATGATATTGGCGAAAAAATTGATGCTGATGACATTCCAGATTGGCGTATCGAAGGAGATTGGAAAGCTACTCAAAAAGAAATCGCTGATGATATGAAAGTAAGAAAGGCTAACCGTGATGAATGGAAAGCTGATATGCCAAAAGTTCAAGAATTTAATAAAGCCGTAGACAAAAAAACTATGGCAGAAGTAATAAGTCCTGAACTTAGGGCTTGGCAAAAACAAATACAATCTTTGGAAAAAGAATTAAAAGACTTGACTCCCACAGTGGAAAAAATTAGTTCACTCAGTGATGATATAAAAGTTAAAACGAAACAAGTACAAAAAGCAAAGAAAAATCTTGATAATGCTCAATCAAAATTAAAAGAAATACAAAGTAATACTGTTGAGAATACTACAAAATTAAACACAATCAATGATGACTTGGTTAAACTTAAGGAAAAGAAAGCAGTCGCACAAAAGGATTATGATTACTTCTTGTCTGAATCAGAAAAGATTCATAAGGCTCTTGAAAGTGATGAAGCTACTTTAAGTTATATGGGATATCATTTGAAGGGTAGCAAGTTCGACAAATTGAAAAAAGGTATGGCTCACAGCGAAACCGTTTTCAAACTCGAAACTCTTGATTTGGAAGACAACGTTAAAAACATTGCCAAGAACATCAAAGAGCAATTCGATACCATGGCTAAGAATGAGCAAATGTGGGGTAAGTTGACCGAAGAGCAAATCATGGAAGTTGGATACGCTCCCCACATACTCACGAATGAAGGTGGAGAGTTTTTCCGTTCAAAGCGTTTGAAGGGACTCATTGAAAAAGGAGATGTTTATATTGATGAGCTAGGATTTGGTAAAGTGTTCAACCCGCACTCCAAATCAAGGACTATCAAGAAGATTTTGCTTGACGGTAAAATGATTGAAAATCCTACTATCCGTCAAATAAATGATTATTTCAAACAATTTACCGATGGGAAAAATGTTATGTGCGACAATCTTGTTGACTTGTACATGGCAAGGGGATTCAAGAACCTCGAACTCATGTATGACGACCAGTACATGGAAGAGATAATGCATTTGGCTGGACGTTCTTTCGATGGGATTTTGGATGCAGGGAATAAGGTTTGTTGCAACGTCGGTCAACTTAAGAAGTATGTTTCAAAATTAAGTAGTGCCAATCACAAACAGACTGGTGAAGCCATAGAGGATTTGACAAAAAAATATCTTGATAAGATTGGTATGAAGGCAGAACAACTTGACAATCCTTCTGAGATATTTATGAATCTTGATATCGACCAAGCCAATAAAATCAAATCAATGTTTCCTCATGTTGATGTGAAACAAGTATCAGAAGAGTTGTACGGCAAGGTTAATGAAAGCGTGATGATGCAAACCCAGAAGAACAACAGCGAGTTCCTTAAGATGTTCGACAAGTTTACCCACTTGTGGAAACTTAATGTTACAACTATACTTCCAAGCTTCCATGTAAGGAATGCCGCTTCCAACACTTTCAACACTTGGCTCGCAGTAGGTAACGATGCACTTAATCCCAAGCTTAAGAAGAAAGCATTTGATTTAGTCCGTTCAGGTGGTAAAACTTCTGCTGACGATATGCTTGAGATAATCACTAAAGACGGCACACGTGATGCGATGTCATGGGGAGAAATGTTTGAACTTGCTAAAAGCAAAGGCGTACTTGATGAAGGTTTCTTCTCTAAGGATTTGGGGGCAGAAGCTTCTACAAAAGGTTTCCTAAATCAATATATCAATCCCAAATATAATCCTACCGATTCGGAGAATTTCATCCCTTATGAAGTTGGTGCCAAGGTTGGTGGAACAATTGAGAACAGTGATAGATTTCTCTTGTTCGCATCTCAAATCAGAAATGGTGTTTCTGTTGATGATGCTGTTTCAAAAGTAAACAAGTACCTCTTTGATTATGGAGACTTGACTCCGTTTGAACAAACAACAATGAAGAGAATCATCCCATTCTATACATGGCTTAGAAAGAATGCTCCGCTTCAAGTAGAGCAGATGTTTGAACAGCCTGAAAAGTATAGGTTGGCTCTTAAAATAATCAACTCACCAGAAACTACTGTTGAAGAGGAAGACAGAGTGCACAAGGAATTGATGGCTGACTTCGCACAGGATTGGGTACAGTTGCCCTTTAATGTAACAAACCCTGATGGGAGAAAAGAACCAATGCTTTGGAATCCCAACCTTCCTTATTCAGACATAAGCAGGATACCTAATCCCATGAAACCTGTCGAATCTGCAAAGGGAATCATAAGTCAGATGAATCCACTCATCAAGACTCCTCTTGAATTGGCAATGAACAAACACTTCTATTACGACAGACCGATTGCAAAAGAAGGGGAAAACAAAACTTTGAAAGGTGCTGACCACATTTTGGAACAGTTGGGTGGATACAATCAAATGAAAGACGTAATCCAAAAAGATGGAGCTGACAAAGCTATGCAAATCATATCAAGTTTGACAGGAGTCAAGACTGCGTCGTATGATTATGATAAATACAAGCAATATAAAATAAAAGAAATTTTAGACAAATACAAGTAATAGGAGGATGATAATGGGTGGCGAGATTATAGTAAAGGACGTAATGGATTATGGAGTCACTACCGTACTAGCTACCATGTTTCTTTGGTTGATAGTACTGTATGTTCGAGATATACACCCAGCTAGTCAACGACACAACATATTGCTTGAACAACTATGCCAAAACGATGAAAGACATGATAAATTAATAGAAAACAATACACGTGCCACAGAAAACATGGCAGAAGCTTTAAAAGTGATAAACGCTACATTTCAGATGAGCAATGAAACTGTAAGGGAAGTCAAGCAATCATTGGAGATGCATGACCAACGTGCACAACACTTGGAGAATACTGTTACCATAATCAAGGAAAGGGTGAGCAAATGATATTCAAAGTAGATAAGCCGATACAACTGACAAAGAATATTTGGCTTCACGAGTTGGCTTGTCATGATGAGGACAATAGTTTAAACCATGAGAGTGAACTGGTTTATGTTTTGCAAAACTTCATTGACAAAATGGAGGTTGAACTCAAACAATATGTATATGTGATAATCACATCTGCCTATCGAACACCTGAGTACAATGCTAAACTTAAAAACGCTTCACCTAATTCGCAACATATTTACGGTAGGGCTGTTGATTGCAAATTCTACACTCTTGATGCGGATGGGATAAAAACACAAATACCGCCTGAGTTTGTGCATCAGATGGCTCAAGATATGAGCTTGTTTACAGGAATGGGACTTTATGATACGTTTAACCACCTCGACATCAGGAGGAATAGATTTTCTGTATTTGATTTGAGGACTGGTAAATAAAAGGAGGAGTAATATGAACAGTAAATGGAAGAACTATGGATTGTGGTTGGCTATATTCGCGTATATACCGCTTATCGTTGAAGCACTTGCTGGATACGATATCACGGTTGTATTGCCTGGGAATTACGAAGCTATGTATAAGGGGTTGCTTGGTATATTCGTATTGATGGGCATAATCAGTAATCCTTCGATTGGGAATGGATACACTGATAGGATAAAATGATAGCATAGAAAAAGGGTGCATTTAGCACCCTCTTTTTTTTAACTATATTTAATGTCTTGTGTCATTTTAAAAGCACGTATCCTATGTTTTTTTAGCTGTGGTGATATACATATGTCGAGCCTTGGATTGTCAGGATTGTATTCTACCGATTGGAAACGCAATAATGCGTAGTAATCGTTTTCAAATATCAACCCTTGCATCACGTCAAGCAAAAGTTTGGACATGTTATTGCTGTCTCTTATTCTCCTGTCTGGCATATAGACTACCACATCAACATAAAACCATACTTCCGTGTCTTGCATCATCCAATTGTTGTCTTCGATTGCTGCAAGTATTAAGGCTTTTGCATCACGTATATAATTCTTAGCGTTAGCTGTAAGAGATTTCGTTCCTCTACGTGTCTGCACATACATGTGGTTTACCGAAGGCGGTACTGGTAGTGAAAACATCAATCGTTTTTTTGGGTAATTTGGTTGAGTACGATATACGTCGTCTTCACGTTTTGCTTTTTCGTTCCGACTTTTTTTTGTACTCAACTAAATCCTCCTTATTCTATATTTTAAAATAATTATCTTTCATTACTGCTTTTTCAAGTTCTAAGAAATTAACATTTTTAGTGAAATGCAAGTCGTCAATATAATAATTTGCAAATACTTTTCGTGCAGTAAAATGTAATTCTGGTACATTTTCATTGTAATAATCAATCGGAATTGAATGATTGTTGCAATATATTTTTGCTTCTTCGAGAGTTTGTCCTTCTCTACATGTCCACAAAATTATTCTACATCCTTTTTCGTGAAGTCTGTTTAATACCTCAACAGCATGTGGATTTATTTCATCGTTTTGCGAGAAGTTTTGAAAGTTATGTTCTTTTGTTATTGTTCCATCAAAATCAACTGCAATTATTGGTTGAAACATTTTAGTCCTCCTTATTCATAAATTTAATTTATTGTCATTGCTATACATTCTGTTTAATGCTTCTTTTACTTCATACAATCCTCCTTCATTTATATTGAATGTTATTGTTTTTTCATTGTTATTTTTATAGCTAGAATAATAGATTTCTTTGGTTTGAGTATTGTGATGTAAATATATTGGATACGGAAGGTATGTGTTAGGATTTGCTGGATATACGATGTTGTTTTTAAAATAAAGTTTAATTATTTCATTTAATGCTTTTACTGAATATCTATTTGTGGCTTTAATTGTATTTTTCCCACTTTGTATTGATGTGACAAGTTTTGCAACAATTTTAAATTTATTGTCCACTTGACCCCAT